CGAGCGCACGTTCGCATTTGCGGGCAACCTTGCTGCGGTCGCGCCCGACATCATGGACAACTTGGATGCAGACGAGGCGATCAAGATCTACGGCGATCAAATGCAGATCGATCCGCGCATCTTGCGAAACGAAGAGCGCATCGCGCAAATTCGGCAGCAGCGTCTGCAACAGCAGCAGCAAATCCAGCAAATGGAAGTTACTTCTGCTGCGGTCCAAGGTGCCAAAACCCTTTCCGACACTGAAGTCGGCGGCGGGCGCAACGCACTAGAGGCAATGCTTCAATGAACACAGTCTTGCATATGCCGCCGCGCGGCCCCGCTCCGAATTTGGATTACCTAGCAATTTGCATTCCTTGCTTGGACAAGCCTAACATGCTGTTCTCGCAGGACCTCGCTGTGATGATGTATCGGCTCGGGGTCCAACGCTTCCCGACGCTGATGATCCACGAATCGGGCTCATTCATTCCGAAGGTGCGCAATCGACTAGTCGAAAATGTGCGGCGCATCTCGAAAGAGGCTGGCGTCACCATTGGCTGGTATCTATTCCTCGACGCCGATATGCGCTTTCCGGCCGACACCCCGCAGCGGCTCATGGCCCACAACAAGGACATCATCGGTTGCACTTATGTTCGCCGCAGCGCGCCTTTTGACTGTCTCGGCCGGACCCTCACAAACAAACCTGTCGAAGCTAAAGATCTTGATTTGCTCGAAATGGCGGGACTTCCTACCGGCGTCCTCATGATCAAGTCTCATGTCTTCCATTCTCTTAAACGCCCGTATTTCTTCGGGCCTTATCGTGAGGAATCCGCTCCCGGCGCTAACGATCAGTTCGAGTGGGGCGAGGACTACGGCTTCTGCATAAAGGCGCGCGAAGCCGGGTTCCAAATCTGGCTCGACCCGCAGCTATCAAAGTCAATCGGGCACGTCTCCGAAAAGACTCTTTATCCCGAAACGGACTCGTGGCCAGATGTCGCAGCAACAGCTTGATCTTGGCGATGACAAACAAGTTCGCAAACGCAACTCCAATGTCCGCGCGAAAGACATACAACTTGATGAAGCGATCAAATGGGTGCAATCAACTAAGCAAGGTCGCGCGTTCCTCGCGTGGCTGCTTGGCATATGCGGCATTGGCAACAGCGCATTCTCGACTTCCGCGCTCGTCATGTCGCACAACTGCGGCGAGCAGAATATCGGAAATCAGTTGCTCGGAAAGCTCACGGCCCGAGACACTATCGACAACTACGTTTTGATGCTCAAGGAGCAAGGAGAGAAAGATGACTCCCGAAGAACAAACCCAAACGGCCCCGACTACAGAGCCAGTGACGACGGCGCCGGCGACGACTGAGCCTGCAAAGACTTTCGCGACGCAGGCTACGGCGGAAGGCGCGACCGAGGCTGTAACCGAAAAGACTGTCGAGCAACCTGCAGAGCAAAAGCCTGCAGTTGAGGCTCCAGTCATTGACATGAAGGCTTTGAAGCTGCCCGAGGGCACGACCCTTGATGAGGCGACTTTCAAGACCTTCTCGACTGTTCTTACCGACGACAAGCTGTCGCCTCAAGAGCGCGCGCAGTCGTTGATCGAGCTTCACACCTCAGCGCTACAAAAGGCGACGGAAGCCCCGAGCCGAGTATGGAATGAGGTCGTGGAAAAGTGGACTAAGGAAGTCTCGACCGATAAGGATCTCGGTAGCGGCGATCCCAAGAGTCCACTTAAACCCGCAGTATCGTCTGCCATCGCGAAAGCAATCGACAATCTCGGTGGCGCGGAACTTCGGGCCGCACTGGATCTTACCGGCGCGGGCAACAGCCCTGCTATTCTTCGGGCGCTCTTCAAAGCAGCATCAAAATTTGCAGAGACCTCGACGCCTACGCAGGGCGGCAATCCACCTCCATCTTCACCTCGCGGGTTAGGTGCTGCGGCCCTTTACCCCGAACTTCCACAAGGATAATATCCAATGGCAGTACTTGGGACAAATGTCCTGACCTACGCTGATTGGGCCAAGCGCGTCGATGATAACTACAAAATCGCGACCATCATCGAACTCTTGTCTCAGACCAACGAGATCATGGCAGATATGCTCGTCATGGAAGGCAATCTTCCTACGGGCCACAAGACGACAGTTCGTACCGGGTTGCCCTCGGCAACTTGGCGCTTGCTGAACTACGGCGTGCCGAACACCAAGTCCACGACCGCTCAGATCGTTGACACCTGCGGCCTGCTTGAGTCCTTCAACAACATCGACGAGGAAATCGCCGAGTTGAACGGGAACACTCAGGCGTTCCGCATGTCTGAGTCCATGGCCTTCTTCGAGGGCATGAACCAGCAGATGGCGTCAACGCTTATCTACGGCAACACCGCGGTCAATCCTGAGCGTTTCATGGGACTTGCGCCGCGCTACAACACTGTATCAACCGCGTCGGCGCAGACTGCGTACAACGTGATTGATGCGGGCGGCACCGGCTCGGACAATACCTCAATCTGGATCGTGACGTGGGGTGCCAACACCTGCCACGGCATCTTCCCGAAGGGTAGCCGCACCGGACTCGAACACAATCCGCTTCCCGGCAAGTGGCCTGTGCTCGACGCCAACGGCAACCAGTACCTCGCGTACAAGGAACAGTATAAGTGGAAGCTGGGCCTCACCGTGCGCGATTGGCGTTATGTCGTTCGTATCTGCAATATTGACGTTTCGGACCTCGCGACTGTCAACGCAGCGAACCTCATCAACGCAATCATCCGCGGCCTGCGGCGCCTCCCGACCACTCCGGTCAGCGCTTCGCCGGTCCAGACTTCGGACGCGCCTTCCATCCAAGGCTCGATGGGCCGGACGGTTATCTACTGCAACCGTACCGTCTCTACCTACCTTGACTTGCAGGCGCTCAACAAAACCAACGTGCTGCTCCAGATGGAACAGTTCGACGGCAAGCCTGTCACCAAGTTCCGAGGTATCCCTGTTCGGACTGTTGACGCGATCCTCAACACCGAATCTCGGCTCACCTAAGGAGAACACTCAATGATCATTGATGGTGCACTGTTGCTTGATACGGCCGCGGCAGTTACAGCTGCGACCGGTACTCAAGCCTCGACCAACGTGATTGATCTTCTCAATGCTCGCGATATGGGCATTGGCGATGATCCCTCGTTGAAGCTGCTCGTGCAGGTTTCTACCGCTTTCGCGGGCGGGACCTCGCTCATTGCGGCCCTGCAGGGTTCGACTGACAACTCAACCTACACTACGATGCTTGTCAGCCCGACTGTGCTTACCGCCGCCCTCACGGTTGGCGCGCGTGTGCTCGATGCTGATGTGCCTCGGCCCGCGCCCGGTCAAGCGATGCCGCGATATTTGCGGATGCTCTATACCACTTCCGGAACCTTTACCCTGAGTGGTATCACCGCAGCGATCCTTCTCGATCGTCAGGATGCTCCGGCGTATCCGCCCGGCATCGCAATCAGCAACTAAGGACTCGCCCTCATGATGAAACGACTCGCAATCGGCATCGTGGGGGCGGCCTCTTTGGTCGCTCTCGCACTTGCCCAAGGCGTCAACACGGTCCCACAGACTGGCGTCATTACCACCTTCAACACGCAACTCGCGACGTACTCATCGGTCGCGCTGGCGCTGCCTCCCGCAGCCTCAGCTACCGACATTGCGTGCATCGCAGGGTCTGCGTCCAAGACCATCGCAGTTCGCAAAATCCGTATCAGTGGCACGGCGGCAACTCTCGTCTCCGTTCCGTTTACGCTGGTGCGGCGCGCGGCTGTTAACACTGGCGGAACCGCCGCAACAACCACAGCCAACTGGGCGAACAATATCGCCAAGATGGACACTACGTCAGGAACGGCCGCGGCAACGCTGATTTCGTACAGCGCCAACCCGACTATTACTGACAGTTCGCCGACTTATGTTCGATCGGACTATGCGACGCTTCCAGTCACTTCCGCTGGAACGTCGATCGCGCCGATTGTCTGGCATTTTGGGGAATGGTATTACAGCCAGCCTCTCATGCTGCGCGGCGCGGCAGAGCAAGCTTGCATCAACCTCAACGGCGTATCGATAACTACTGGACTCGTTCACGCCGCGATTGAGTGGACCGAACAGTAAGGAGCCAACAATGCGTTTTCGCCTCGATACTGCGCATTACTTCCCTGGAGACATTTACCTCAACGAGGGGACTGAAATCGGCGATGGCACTGATTATCCCATCCCCGATGGCTGGCGTCCGCCGGCTTCAGCAGTTCCACTCGATGCCGAGGCGAAAACGCTCTACAAGGACACCGGCAAGGATCGGCCTCACTGGACCGACATTCCAGAGGAGAACATTCCGATCCATCCAAATGCTCCGGCCCAAAAGTCGGCGCTAGAGCGCGTGGCGGATATGTCTGCTGCCGCGCGCGATGTTGAAATGGCCAAGAAAGCAAATGCAAAGCTTCCGGGCCAAGGTCCTGCGCCGGCGCCTTCGAAGGCTCCCGGTCAAGGCGCGGCGTAAACTTGGAGGGGGCTGCGGCCCCCACCTTTTTAGGGGATCAAAATGAAATCGCGGCTTTCACAGATTTTCATCGCCAGTTGCGCTATCCTAGTTGGTAGCGTCATCTTTGCTTGGACTCAAGTGGTCCCGCAGCCGGGGCCTCCGACTCCGATTGCTTGCGCGTATAATACGTCGCCGGTCACGCTCACGAACGGCCAAGCTGGCTGGGCACAGTGCGACTCGGCGGGCAAGCTTCAGACGACTGCTACATTCAGCCCGTCTGGCACGCAAGATATTAACCTGAGTCAAGTGCTTGGAGTTGCATTAAGCGCGACTAATCCAGTATTCACGCTGGCTGTGCCGTCTGCATCAAGCGGCGCGGCCCATGTGGCAGCTTCCAGCACGGCGGCGGCTTCGAACCTTGTCCTGAAGGCTTCGGCCGGAAATCTTTATTCTCTGACTGTGACGATCGGCGCGACCAGCGGATATGTGATGTTGTTCGACGCAACTTCACTGCCTGCAAACGGGGCCGTTACGCCAGTTTGGTGCGCGCCAGTAACGTCCAACGGGACTAATGGAATGGTCGCGGCAGACTGGAATATGCCCAAGCCCTTCGCGACTGGCATCACAGCAGGCTTCTCTACAACCGGCTGCTTCACACTAACTGCATCCGCCACCGCAGCATTCTTTGGAGGCTACAAATGATTCGGCGTTGGGGTCTAGTTCTTTCACTTTTTGCCGTACTTACGGCGCCACATCTTCCCGCGCTCGCGCAAAGTGTCTACAGTTCGCTCGGCGGGATGGCCTATCAGAACGCCTCGTCTGTCGCGATTACGGGCGGCTCAATCACTGGAGCCACATTCAACAACGGCGCGATTGGCGGAACAACTGCCAGCAGCGGCGCGTTCACGACGCTATCCGCATCGTCCACGGTCAGTGGAACTGGTTTCAGCACTTATCTGGCCTCGCCGCCAGCTATCGGTGGAACTGCAGCCGCCGCCGGAACCTTTACAACTATCACTGGAACTGGCGCGACTATCACAACTTCGGGCGTTGATGCAACCATTTCTGTTAACTCTGACGCATCTAACAATGCTTCGTTGGGACTCAATGGTGCAAACGTAAGCGGCAAAGGACCGTATTTTAGTCTCACGCGAAACAGCACTGTTCAAGCACGTTTTGGCACTTCGTCAGCTGTGCTTGGCGGTACGTCTAACGATGCAGTTCTATATGCAGGAGGCGGCAACGGAATTACACTTGCTTCCGATGGTGGCGTAGCTAAGTTTACCCTTACTTCAACTGGCCACCGATATATCACTAACACTGGTACACTTTCGCCATCTGGCTGCGGGACTTCGCCAACTGTTGAAGGCAACGATAATGTCGGCAAAATTGTCGCCGGTGCAGGTGGATATGCTGCCGGCTCGTGCGGCTTTGCCTGGCTTGGTGGTAGCGGTTCTTGGACCAATCTTCCAGTTTGCAATCTTGCAAATCTTACGGCTAAGACTTTAGTAACGGCGTCACCATCTTCAACTGGTTTGATTTTCGATCAGGCCGCAGCCGCAAATGATGTAGTTGTCTGGAACTGCACCGGATACTGAGGAACTCCACCTATGGGCGCGCCAAATAATCGTTGGCCTACAGATAAATTCACGACTGCGCTCGATCGTGCGTGGCCGTCGAAACCTAACGGCCAACTTTTTGGCCCGTCTGCACTCGCGTCGCCGATCACCCCTGCGACGCTTTCAACCGATCAAAATGACTATGATCCGACGCGCGGATCAGAGGCTACTGTCATTCGGCAAAATGCGACGCAGAATGTTAACATCACTGGCCTTGTGCCATATTTCCAAGGTGATTTGAAATACATTCTGAATATCAGCGGATTTGAAATCACACTCGTAAAGGAAAGCGCGAGTTCGGCCGCAACTAATCGGTTTGGATTTTCAGTCGATCTGGTAATTGCGCCGGGCGAAGCCGCACAGCTTTGGTACGATATTGACGCGCAGCGCTGGTTTGCACTTGCAGGCCCGCCGCTTATCGCGACAATTCCGGCCGGAACTGTGTTCACCGGCGCGGTTCAGACTCCGATCAAAACCGTCAACGCGAACTATACGATCGTTGAGGCTGATTGGACTATTCTAGTCGATGCTTCGGGCGGCGCGATTACAATAACTCCGCCGAATGTCGCGACCTATGAGGGTTTCACATTCGACATCAAAAAGATTGACTCGTCTGCGAACATCGTCTCGATAACTGGAATGGACGAGGGCACCGGGACTATTATCGAACAATACGCTAGCATTACAATCAAATCTGACGGCACCTACTGGAGGGGCATATGAGCTACATGCCGAGCGCGGCGGCGCTCAAGTATCTTGCACACGCGACTACGGCGCTCACGGCGATCAGCGTTGAGGACGCGCTGCGGCCGATTCAGTATCCTGATTTCTATGTCGGTGCGGATTGGACTGCAAAATTCCAAGCCTGCATTGATGCGTTTGGTCCTGAAGGCGGCATCCTCAAGGGCATTCCGGGAACTACTTATACTTTTACTACCGTAACGCAAATTAATCTTGCCTCCAATATCATCATTGATATGGAGGGATGTTTTATTCAAGATAGCTACGTTTCCAATGGTGCAACGCGGCCGCTGTTCGCAGGCGCGGGCGTCCAGAATGTTACCTTCAGACATGGTGATTACCAAGGCGCTGGCTGGCAATATCCTTATTCCCACTCATTGAGCGGCGCCAAAACTGTCCAAGGTATAACTAATGCCGCGGAAGGTGTGTTTCAGTGTACGGCTCATGGTCTCGATCCTACAGGATCCCCCGGTCAAGTCATTATTATTACCGGCGGGGCCGGTATGTCTGGAATAAATGGCACTTGGACCATCTACGAAATTCCTGACGTAGATCATTTCAAAGTTCAACCACTCAACAACGGCGCGTATGAGCGCGCGCCAGTTTTGAATACTACCGCACTCGGCACATACACCGCCAACAGTGCGAGCATGTATAAGGTCGGCAATACTGCCGATGCGTTTATCTTTTTGCAGTCCTCTGGTGGTGGAACACGTTGCGATAATATCCACTTCAGCGATGTGACTGTTCACGATACTTTCGTAGGTATCTCTGTAGACGCCGCGCTGCGCGTTCGAGTTGACAACGATTGCCGCATCTACGATTATACTCTTTATGGAGTTATCACACCGAACGCTAAAGAATACACAGTGATGAATAATCGCTGGGAAAAATGCCGAGGCATCTGTCGAGGGACGTTCTATGCCTTTATGGCAACTGCGGATGAAAATGGCGGGTTCCCAGGCGAATTTGGTATTTTCGCGTTCAACAGCATAGACGGCAATAAAGGCTGGGACGTGATGATGAGTCACGATTACAAGCGCATTCTATGCGCCTTTAATCGTGGGACAGATTGTCGAACTGGCTTTGACTTGGGCAACAACGGCGCGACTACATACGTTCGCGGTGGCTGGATCATCGGCAATGAGATAAAGTGTCATACTGGCGACGATCCGTGGTACGGCTACGCCGCTACCGGCGGCGGCATCTTGTTGACTCAATCCGATCCTGCTAACGCATCGGATTTCTGGGTCATTGACCAAAACATTGTTGAGAATGCCTGCAAGGCAACTGGCGGTGTTTACAATGGCGTCAGCGGCGCCTATGTGATTGCGAATGCTGAGAATGTCTCGTGGGGCGCGAATCAGGCACTTAGCAATGGCTCAACTCCGGCACTTTTCATCGGGTCTAATAGCGTAACCAACAAAATCACCCGCATGACGATGGACTCGTTCATTGTCACTGGAGATTGTTCCGGTTCCAGCGCGATCCGCATTTCGTATCTTACGACTAATACTTATTTCAAGATCGACTCGTTGCAGATTACATTGGACAATGCTGCAACGCAAGCAATCTTGTTCAACAATAGTACAGTCGGGGACTTTGAACTTCAGACATTGCAGACTAACTCGAACGATCCATTTGCCTACAGCACGACGACATTTACGAGGCTCAAGCGGCCGGGGCCTGTTCGCAGGACTGCAACAGATGGCGCGACTTCAGTTAGTCTGTTTGACGTTGATATTATGACGTTCACTAATACTGGCGCGACAAACGTAGCAACATGGACTAACATTGACCACGACAAAGAATACACGTTTGTTTTCTCGAATGCAAACACTACAATAACCGCAGCTAATACTTACAATCGCGGTGGCGGCACGCTTAATCCTGCAGCAAATACTGCGTATAAATTCCGCTGGTATACTGGCAGTGCGTTGATTCAGGTAGGTGGCTAATGCCGACAACTAATGTTGACATTTGCAATCGCGCGCTACAGATGGCGGCGGCGCGCGCTGCAATCACGAGTCTGTCAGACGGCTCGAATGAGGCCGAAAATTGCAACATGCTGTTCGTGCCAATCCGGGATCAAGTTCTTGGAATGGCCTTCTGGAATTTCGCGCGTAAAACTATCAACATGAATCTGCTGAAGGCCGCGCCCGGAACACCAGAGTCTCCGACTGTGACGGCGTTGCAATGGACTCCCTCATACCCGGCGCCGCCTTGGTTCTATGAGTATCAATATCCGTCTGATTGTATCCAGTTCCGATACATCTTAGGTCAACCTTCATCTGTCGTCGCGGTCAATTCCGTACCAGTTTTTGCAACGCCGCAATTTACATTTGACCCGCTGCTCGCGGGCGTGCCGCAGAAGTTCGACGTTGCGACTGATGTTGTTGGCCCCGCCAAGGTCATCACGAATATCACTGTGGCCAATCCGCCGGTTGTTACTTCCGCTGCGCACGGCTTTACCAATGGAGATTCTATCTGGATCACCGGCGTCATCGGCATGACTCAGATAAACAACCAACTTTACACTGTAGCAAACGCGACAACTAATACTTACGAACTGAGCGGCGCCAATTCGACGCAATACAGTGCTTATATAACCGGCGGCATTGCGGTCAATCAGACTCAATCTGGGTCGCGCCAAACAATCATCCTCTCCAACGCGCAAGGCGCAGTTGGCTGCTATACGATGCTTATAACGGACTATGATCTTTGGCCCGCGCAAGCTTTGCAAGCGTTCATAACTGCGTTAGCTGGCTTCCTCGCGATCCCGCTGAGCGGCGACAAAGAACTTGCGAAAATGCTTGTAGGACAAGCTAACAACCATATCCTCCAGGCGCGCGCGACTGATGGCAACGAGGGCTTCACGATTCAAGATTACACGCCAGATTGGATCGCCGTTCGCGGCAACAGCTATCCGCTGGGCGGCCTCGGCGGCAATCAGTATGTAACCCCGTATCCTCCACTGTTCTCGATCTCGTAACATGGCACAACCAGTTATCCAATCGTCATTCGCGAATGGAGAGTTTTCTCCGACGCTCTACGCGCGAGTGGACTTTCAAAAGTATCATTCCGCTGCCGCGAAGATGCGGAATTTCTTTGTGGACTATCGCGGCGGCGCGAGCAATCGGTCAGGAACCAACTTTGTAGGCCAGTGCAAATCCAACGGCAATGTTAGATTTATTCCGTTTCAATTTTCAACGCTGCAAGCTTATATACTGGAATTTTCGGCGGCGGCAATTCGAGTTATTAAAGACGGCTCGTATGTTCTTGAGGCTACCAAAGCAATAACGGGCGCGACATCAGCTAATCCGGTAGTATTGACGTGCAATGCACACGGATATACCAACGGCGATTGGGTATATGTCACAGGTGTTGGTGGCATGACTCAGCTTAACGGCCGCACTTTTATTGTTGCTGGTGCGACGGCCAATACGTTTCAACTGCGCGATACGATCACCAATACTGGTGTTAATGGGACTACCTATAGCACATACACAACTGGCGGCACTGTCGGCAAAGTTTACACGATTACTACGCCTTACACGGATGGTCAGATTTGGGAGATTAAATACACTCAATCTGCTGATGTGATGACATTGGTGCATCCGAGTTGGTATCCGCGCGATCTTACGCGTACGGCTGATAATGCATGGACGCTTCAGACGCTGACTGTTGCCGCGCGTCTCGACCCGCCAACTGGATTGACCGCGGCCGCGAGTGCAGTTGGCGCGGTCATGTATGCTTATCAAGTAACTGCCGTTGATGAAAGTGGCGACGAAAGCACAGCATCAAATCTAGTTGCAATTACAGGCGTTGATATTACTACTACGGCCGGAAACGTATTGCTTCAGTGGACGCCGGTTGCGTATGCACAATACTACAATGTGTATAAAGCTAATGCTGTGCGCGGCGGATCTGTTGGAGGTTCGGCTGCCAATCCGGCCATTCCAACCTTGCTTGGTTTTATCCAAACGACGCAGGCGCCGCAAAGTGTAGACTCGAATATCGCGCCCGATTTTTCTACCACTGCGCCGTTGGCGCGCGATCCTTTGAGTGCTGGTCAAGTTACCTCGATCGACGTGACCAACGGTGGGGCTGGATATACTTCGGTGCCAACCGTAGCTATAACTGGCGGCGGCGCATATGCAGCGGGGGCCGAAGCTGGCGCAACAGTTGTTAATAATATCGTAACTGCTGTTGTTGTGACGCGACCAGGACATGACTATGAAACGGCGCCGACCGTAACAATCTCTGGCGGTGGCGGCGCAGGTGCAACAGCAACTGCCAACATTGGTCCGAATACTGGAACCTATCCTTCAGTCGTTGCATACTTTCAGCAACGCCGGACGTTTGCAGCCTCGAACAATGCGCCGCAGACGTTCTGGATGAGCCAGCCAGGATTGTATTCTAACTACAATGTGTCCAATCCGTCGCGCCCAGATGATGCAATCACCGGCACGCTTGCATCGTTGCAGGTCAACGCGATCAAGCATCTAATCCCAATGCCGGGCGGACTCATCGCGCTGACTTCGTATGGCGCGTGGCAGATCACCGGCGGCGGCCAATCTTCCGCGATCACTCCGGCCAACGCGAGCGCGCAGGCGCAAGCCTACAACGGCGTCTCGGACGTTCAGCCAATTATCATCAACTACGACATTCTATACATTCAAGCCAAAGGCTCTAATGTTCGCGATCTTTCGTATAATATCTACGCGAACATTTACACTGGCGTAGACATTTCGATCCTTTCCAACCATCTGTTTTTTGGCTACACGATCACCTCATGGGGTTATGCTGAGGCTCCATACAAGATCGTTTGGGCAACACGCAATGATGGAACGCTGCTATCGTTGACGTTCCTCAAAGAGCAGGAAGTCATTGGTTGGGCTCACCACGATACGCGCGGATTGTTTGAGTCTGTCGCGGTTATTTCTGAGGGCAACGAGGACGCGATTTACGTTGTAGTCACTCGGAAAATCCAAGGCGTCTATGTCAAATACGCGGAGCGTTTCCATACTCGGAACTTCAACGATAACATAGTCGATGCTCAGTTTCTGGATTGCGCGTTGCAAACTGCCGTGACGTATCCGGCCGCAACGCTGACGCCGGGCGCGATTTCGGGCAGCAACGTTACATTCACCACCAGCGCGGCAGCGTTTACGGCGGGCGATGTGGGCAGTGTCATTCGCGCGGGCAACGGCGTTGCGACTATTACGCAATACAATTCCACGACCTCGGTTGTTGTCAACATCACCACTACGCTCGATCATTATTTCCCAGACGACCCGAATAATACTCCCGTGCCGCTCGAGTCTGGCGAGTGGTACATCGCGCCGGTTGTGAGTTCGGTTACGAATCTTTGGCATCTGGAAGGTCAAACCGTTGCAGTGTTTGCCAACGGTGCGCGGCAAGCCGATAAGGTTGTAGCCAACGGCACAGTTACTTTGGATTCATCTGCATACTCTGTCACTTGCGGTTTCCCGTTCACGGCGCAACTGCAGACTTTGCGCGTCAATACTAATAACGGGCAAGCCCCGACCGATCAAGGAAAGCGCAAAGATATTTCCGCGTTAACTGTGCGCGTTGCCGCGACCAAGGGTTTCAAAGTCGGCCCCGATTTTTCTAGGCTGCAGAATTGGGCGCCAAGCGCGCAGAATTTTTCGGGCACCACTACCAACGGGCTTTACACTGGAGACTATCGCCGCACAATCAGCCAGGGCTGGAATGTCGAAGGTCAAATCTGCATTGAACAGTCCGACCCGTATCCGATAACTGTTCTTGGCGTCATTCCAGAGCTTTGGCTTGGAGATTCCAAATGATCGAACTGGTTCCAGCAACGCCGCAGCATGCAGAAGAAATTGTTAAGAATCTGCGCGAACATGATAAATTCGAGTTTGATATTGCGCGAGTTGATCCAGTTGCGGACATGAAAAAGACATTGCAGAAAAGTAAATACTCTTGGGCTGCGATTGTCGATGGCGAAGTCGGCTGCATGTGGGGCATTAAAGAGGAAACTATTGCAACCGGCGCGCATATTTGGCTGGTTACGACCTCGCTGATCGAGAAGCATCCGCGCCGATTTTTGGTCGAGTCTCGAAAAGTTGTGCGCGCGGCGGTTCAGTCGTATTACATTCTCTATGGCTACGTTGACGCGACCTATACGATTTCAACAAAGTGGATGGAATGGCTTGGTTTCGTTCCGGTCGCGCTGGTTGACATTGGACAAATGAAACTTATTCGCTATGAAATGAGGGCGGCATAATGGGGATTGAAGTACTCGCTGGCGCGGCCCTTTTTGGCAGCGTGCTAAGCGGCGGCATTTCCGCAGGCGGCAAGATTATGTCTGGAATGGCTGCGCAAGACGCGGCCAATTATCGCGCGGCTGTTGCCAATAACATGGCGACTTACTCTGAGAAAGTTGGCGCGGTTAAAGCACAAGCTCAAGGTATGAAAGTCGGCCAGATTCTCGGTCAACAGCGCGCGGCACAGGGAGCAAGTGGACTCGATGTTAATAGTCTTTCTGCTGTGGATACACGCGCGACTGCGGCGGAAATGGGCCGATTGGATGAATTGACGATCTTGAATGATGCGACCAATAAGGCTAAAGGGCTTCGCGCGCAGGCCGATCTGGATAAGATGTCGGGCGAAAATTCAATGCTCGAAGGATGGATCGGGGCGTCGAGTTCGATTGCTGGCGCGGCCACTAGCGTTAGCGATAAATGGTTAAGCTATCGCACTAAGGGGATCTTCAGCTAATGCCTCAGGTTCCGGTTTACAGCACTCCGCAAGTTAGCCCGAATGAGAACCTAGCTGATCCGCGGGGTCATGCGACAGCCCAGGCTTTTGGCGCGGGTGTCGGCAAGGAAATTTCGCATTTTGGCGCGGAGTTGGAAAAATCCAGCGACGTTCTCGCGAAACATTCAATCTTAATGCAAGATCGACTTAATGCGGCCGAAGCCAAAGAACACTTGCTTGCGGCCGATGTTGAGTTAGGAAATTTGGAAACCCAATTTCGATCGCTGGAAGGTAAAGCCGCATCAGCAGCCTATCCTAAGTTTGTAGAGGACGTGCGAAAGCTGCGCGCGGATTCGTTGGGCAACATTCAGAACCCTGAAATTCGGCGCCAAGTCGATCAAGCATTTACCTCACGCCTTGCAAATAGCATTGTAACCGGGGCACGATATACAGCACAACAGAATAAACGCTATATCGTCAGCACTAATAAGGCGCTCATTGATCGCGCGGTTGAAGATTCTGCTGAAGATCCCGACAACGAAAATCGCTTCATCAATAATATGAAGATTCTCAATTCTGGTGTTGATAGCTTAGCTCAAGAAACTGGAATGGCGCCTGAGCAAGTTACCGATTACA